CGAGAATGTAATTCTTTCACATTTGCAGAAAACTCTGCATCTGAACGAATTTGCACTTCTTCTTGTTGTGTAATTTTTTCTTCGTGAACTGCTAACATACGATTTATAGAATTTGAAACATCACCAATTTTTTCTATTGCTGTATCTAATCTTTGATATATACCTTTCATATCAGAAATTTCTTTTTTGAGAAGTTCAACCTGAGTATACATATCATGTTTTGAAAATAGATTTGGTTGTGTTTCTGGCATACTCTTTCCTTACTAAAACATTTATTTATTGTTCATTGCATTTAGTGGATTTTCAAGAGCCTTTGCAATTTTCTTATCCAAATCATCTTCTAATGTATCAATCTTTTTATTTAATGCATCTACTTTATCTTGCATACGATTTTCAAAAGAATCTAACTTACTACCGATACGAATTTCAAAAGCATTAATAACACCACGAACAGTTTCTACATTATTTCTATTTCTTTCATCTTGTTTGTCAATAGAATCAAATAATTTCTTTGCATCTTCTTTTAATTCTTTTTCTACATCATGTACTTCATCTCTCATTTCTCCAACATCTTCTTTTAAACTGTTTACTTGTGTTCTTATAGTTTCATTCATTGCATCATCTATTTGTTTTAATGCTTTAAATTCTTCTTCTACAAGTGCAAGATTGCCTTCAACTTCTGTCATATGAATATCAACAGAGTCCATATGATTATCAATGTGAGACAAGTCTGGTTCTGT